ATCTTAACCAAACGGTTGGAAGAATTAAAAACCGATCCAACCAAGACCTCGTAAAAAAGGAGCGAATCAGTAAGATTTTAACCAAATAAAAACTTATAAGTAAGTTTGAGTAAGATTTTATAATCGGGAAATTATGGAGCAGGCGCTATAGTATTATCCAAAAAAACCAAAAGATTTTTATTAAATTATAGATCTAAATATGTTAATGAACCTCATACATATGGATTATGGGGAGGTAAAGTTGAAGATGAAGATAGTATTGAGTCTACTGTTTTATGTGAATTATATGAAGAATCCAATTATAATGGTATAATTGTTGATTTAATACCTCTTTTTGTGTTTATAAATAAAAATAAAACTTTTGAATATCATAATTTTTTAACTATTATAGAAGATGAATTTACTCCAAAATTGAATTGGGAATCAGAATGTTATAAATGGGTAACATTTGATGAATTACTAAAATTAAATAAAAAACATCCAGGATTAGAATTATTATTAAAAGATAATAATAGTATAAAAAATAATTAAAAATAAGATTTAAATGAGTTATATTGTAGTTGATGTTGAATCGGATGGTCCATTATTAGGTGAAAACTCAATGATTTGTTTCGGTGCAGTAATAGTTGAACCAAGTTTAACTAAAACATTTTATGGTAAAACAAAACCAATTTCTAATATTTACAATGCTGAATCCCTTGCAATTAGTGGATTTTCGAGAGATGAACACGAAACTTTTGATGATCCAGAAAATGTAATGATAGAATTTACTAAATGGATTTCAGAAAATTCAAAAGGAAGACCAATTTTAATATCAGATAACAATAGTTACGATTTTTCATGGATAAATTGGTATATTATTAAATATACAGGTAGTAATCCATTTGGTTGGTCCAGTCGTAGAATAGGAGATTTATTTTGTGGAGCAGAACACAATTTATATTACAAATGGAAAAAACATAGAAAAACTGAACATAATCATAATCCTGTTTTTGATTGTATTGGAAACGCTGAAGCTCTTCTATATTTTTTTGAACATAATAATATTAAAATACCAAAATAAATATGTCAGTTAGAATATACGATGAATTACTAGGTAAAGTTATAATAAAAATAGAATTAGTTAGAGATAATACTAAAACAGATGATTTAATTAGATTTTATTTATCTAATGGCGAGATATATGATCAATATCATGAAAATGATTGTTGTGAATGCGTTAGAATTGAGGATATAAATGGTGATTTAAATGATTTACGATTTGATCCATTATTACAAGCAGAAGAAACTACACAAAATGATCCAGATGCATCAGAATCTGGTACTTGGACATTTTACAAATTTGCAACAAAAAATGGTTATGTTACAATACGTTGGTATGGTTCATCAAATGGATATTATAGTGAAACTTCTAGTATAAATAAAAGTGATGATAGTATATCAATTAAAGAATTAAGAGATTATAAATTATGTAAAATAGAAGAAATAAAAAAAGAGTCAAATTAAATTGACTCTTTTTTTATTTATATTATTAATTCTAATGCAATTAATAATGTAGTATTTTTATTATCAATTAATATAAAATTATCAAAAACATATACTGTTATTGAATCCTCAGTAAAAGTTATAGATTTGAAATATTTTTTAGGAAATGTTATATTTAATTCATCATGATCAAGTTCACATATTTCAAGATCCCATCCATTTTCACCAATAGTAAGTCTATTATCTATAATATTCAATGTTAAAATATCATTTTCATTATCTATATCTCCAATTTTTTTTATTTTAGTGAAAGAATTCTTATCAAGAGAAAATTGAAAATCAATTAAATTTTTATCTGTAATATTACCTATCATTGTCATGTCAATATTGGTATTTACTGCACGACAATCTCCACCTATAATACTCAATTTTAATTTTGAATTTTTTAATTTTAAATTGTCAACATATGTATCATCATTCATAAAAAATTCACATTTAATATCATCTTGATAATCTAAATAATTTTTTAATGTTGTTTCAAATTTCTTAGCATTAACTATGATAAATCTTATTTCTTTTTCTATATCCGAACTAAATGAAAAAATTTCATCAGTTTTAAATATAAAAGATTTAAATGCATTAATGTTATTTTTTTCACCTACTGCAGCATATAATAAAATATTTTCTTTATCAATCTTCAATAGAATTTCATTGTCTATCGCAGTTAAATCATGAACCTTATCTAAGAAAAATGCTAATTGTGTTAAATTCATTGAGAATTTATAAGAATCTAATTTTGCTGTCATTTATATTTGAGTTTAATTTATCTAATATATAATTATTTTGAAATATTGTTTATTAAAAATATAAAATTATTTATCTTCCAGGATATCTTGAACCAGAAAGAGTTGGATTTTTTCTGTATATTCTATTATGGGCTCCAATTATACCAGTAGTATTTTCTGACATACTTGTAATATTTTCAACATATCTTAACATATCTCCTTGAATATTATTATTAACATATAATTCTATTAAGTTTTTATATCCAATATTATCAAAGCATGTGGATAGTGTTATCGTTGTCATTACAACATCATCATGTCCGCTCTCAGCTTTGTATGTAACCAGTCCAGAAGGTGTCTCATGCTTACTAAAAGTGGTAATTTCCTTTATATTTATCTCACTATGTAATATCATCTTTTTATTTCTAATAGACTGCTGAAATTCCTTATCAATAATCAAATGCTTATCTTTACTTAATTTCATACCTATCTTTCCTACAGCATCTTCCCTGTTATGCTTATATCTCAAAAATACTGAATTAGAATAATTATTCTTACCATCAAATACATTAGGTAAATGAGCTAATAATTCAGAGCCATATGTATTATATTCAAGCACAATTTTAGTTTTTTCAGGATCAAACAATTCAAACGCAATTAAATATAATATATGCGCAATTTCTCTAATAGAATATAAATTGTTTCTGAATAATCCTATTTGCTCAAGCTTAAATAAATCTTGTAAATTATCATAATGATATTTTTCTATTTCATTTTTATCTCGTAACGCTAATCTGAATATGTTTATAACAGAATAATCCTTTGCTAAACCTTCTGATAAATCGACTGATATTACAGTATAATATTCCTTAGCCCTATTAACATTAAATAAATTTAAATCTTTTACAAATTTTAATGAATCATATGGAATTTTAAATTTTTCAAATTGATTAATATTAATATTATCAAATGAAATTTGATTACTCTTTAATAAATCTATGGTATCTTTATTAAATAAAATTTTATCTCCTGTGACAAAATGTAAACCATATTCTTGATCAAATTTATCTGACGATAATAATAATTTAGTCTCCTCTTCCTGCCAATTACTAACAACAGCAAGTTCAGGTAAAGGAATACCATTTATCCTTATCTTTCTTATATTATCTATGTGAGTTTTCTCATTCTTAATGTCATACGTAACACAATCAAACATATCCTCTCCTATACGCTTCTTGTATAAAGTAATATCATATTTATCCCTTATCTCACGCAACACAGTGGATTTAGCTAAATTAAATTTCTTTAATTTTGCATCCATCATCTTAATCTTTGTATCCTCCCTACCTGGAACCTGAGTCCATAAAACCCTCATAGCCTTATACGGATTCTTTAAAGGATCATCCTCTGGTAATTCTGCATTGGTAAATAACTCCCAAAACATATTATAACCATTTGGAGTTGATGTTATTACTATATGAGAATTATTAACAGAAGATACAACTGGTATAATAGCTCCATAATAATCTCTGATGAAATTGTCTGGAATATGTGCAAACTCATCAAGATAAAGGAAATCTATAGTAAATCCGATCGAGGGATCCTTGGTTCTATTTTCTGTTTGTATTCTTGAATTATTTTCAAATGCTATCTGAGTTTCATTCCAGTTAGTTACTCCTTTTTTAAGAAAGAAAGGTACTAATTTATAAATATCTTTTATTTTTCTTATGATTTCTTTTACTGTTTTTCCTTTATTCGCAACTACCATACATCCTTTATCATCATTAAATAACACGAAATGAAGAAGCACAATGGCTGCGGAAACAGTATTATGTGAAAGTATATCATTTGTATAGTAACTCATTTCTGGTGTATCTATAGATAAATCAAACATACTCACTTTAGTTTTTAATTTGGTGATTTTTTTAACTTTACTTTCACCTTTTTTAGTTAAAATATAATCATCTGTAGTTAAATCTATTAACATTTTTATTTCATGATCTTTACAATATATTGTATGTGTATCAGCGCATTCTAACCATAATTCATTTTCTAATTCTAATCTATATCTTTGAAATGGTTGAGTGATATTCATTTCTGTGACTGGTACGAATCCGTAATCTGTTTCTACTAATATTTCTTTATCAAGGAATATCGTATTAACAAATTTCTTCATTATATCTTCTTCATTTGGATTAAAATTTCTAAATTCATATTTTTCAATTAATTGAATTATGAAATATATTATATTTTTTATAAACTCTTTAATCATTATTTTTAATTAATTTTATATATCCACAATCACATATATATGGTAAATTTGATTTTTCGTTATATTTATATCTATTTCCATTTTTTATATTCCATTTTTTTGGAGGAAATACATCTGAAATATGATATTTTTCTAAAATATTATTATTTAAATATGATGATTCGATTTTAATATTATTTAAATCAGATAAAATATTATCATCATTTAAATATTCTATTATCATTTTTTTAATATTTTTATTGTTATTTGTCCAATCATCTTCCCAAATATGAATAACTTGAATTCCTTTATTTATACAATTTAATGTTTTATTAAAATGATAATTATCGTCTTTATAAATATTACTATGCCAATATAATCCATTAAATTCAAATGCTAAATTTAATTTTGGTATTAAAATATCCAATTCTTTACCTAATAATATTTTTCTATCGTTTTCAATAATATCATCATTATAATTTTCTCTAATAAAATTAAGCAATTCTTTTTCTTTTATTGAAGATAATGTATTTTCTGGATAACAAATAGTACAAGTATTTATATTATGAGAGATTCTATTATGAAATAATTTAATATCAATTTCATAATTATGATTTTTTTTACATTTACAACAATATATTGATTTTAAATAATCAACACTATTTATAAACTTATATTTTATTAATAATTTTTCGATATGATATATTTGAATATTATCTTTATGAGTAGGCAATTTAGAAACATTATCTACATTATATCTTTCAAAATTAGTCCCTTTAATTTTTATTAAATTATTAAAAAATGGATTTCCATATTTAATCATTTTAGTATCTTTACATTTTTCTTGAATATCTATATTTTGTGCAGGTCTATTTACTCCATATTTTTTTAAGTTTGTAATATTAGATTTTTCTAAAATTAATTTATTTTGTTGTGGATAATCTACTCCATATTTTTCTTGATTTGTACTTTTTATTTTTTCTTTAAATTCATCAAATTGAAATGTATTTTCTACCCCATATTTATCAATGTTTGTTTGTTTTAATTTATTATAAATATTCTCATTTTGTAATGGAGATTCATAACCATATCTATTTATATTAGTTATTTTTGCTTTTATATTAGAACATTTCTTACAAGTGTAAAAATTTTGATTTTTAATATTTTTATTATATTTTTGAAATGATATATCATGTTCTTCTTTGCATTTATCGCATATTGCTGTTATTCTTGAATGTGAATTCAAAGGTAAATCTTTTATTTTTATATTAATATTATCTCCTACTTTACAGTCATATCCTAAGTTTAGATATTTATTTACATTTCTACCGACGATATTTACATTAATTTCTTTTTCTTTAATCATATTTAGTATATATAAAAAAAGAGTAATCTGATTTATTTATAAAAATTAACTAATAATTATGTTATTATTTGGAAATTAATTATTATATTTGTATTAAACAAAACGGTTAAAAATAATATATAATTAAAAAATATCAATATGTCAAAAAATAAATATAAATATTATTTGTGTTACATTGATTCACAAAACCTAGATTTTATAGAATCTGAAGAGCAGTATACTTTACAAGATTTATATGATTTTAGTATTCATTTTTTGAATGATATACCGGATATTTATGGTACTACATCATTTACTGATAAATTAATAAAATCTTCATTAAATTATAATAAATTAGGTGATTTAATTGATGATTACATTTTCAATGTTGATGAAGATGATTTATCAGAAATGATAGAAAATGCAGAAAAATTAGGTGATGAAGATCCTACATTATCAAGATTTGAAACATTATTGGATAATGATTTTATTATATTTAGAAATGATATAAAAACAAATAAATTTGAATTAGTAGATATAGACACTATTATAAACACGTACAATAATATGTTTAATAGCTCAAATGATGAAATAGATTTGAATGAATATGATAATATTTTAACTAATGATATTATTTCAACTAATAAAATTTTAAATTTTGATGATAATTTTGATGAATTTATAAATTTGATTGAATCTAAGATAGAGAGCACTACAGCACATTTTACAATGTCATATGATCATCCAAAATATAAAAATTCATCATATGATATTTGTATAATGAAAAAAGATTCAAATATTCACAAAAAATTTTTAAAAGAGATAAAAAATGTAGAATTAAGTAGTAGTGAAAATGGGTTTATATATGAAAATACATTCTTAAATTTAAAACTATTAATTTACTCATTAATAGAAAAAAATGTTATAATAGGCGCCACATTTAGTGTACCAACGTCAGATATATCTTTATATAAAAAATCAGGTAAAAATACATTTTTCAAAAAATATGGGTTTTTACTTAGAAATGAAAATAATAAATTTACATATACACAACTTAATGCAAATGATGTATATATTTCATATGTAACTAATTCTAAGCCAGATAAATATGAAATATATTGTGGAGTTAAAGATGATGATATTATTTGTGGATTTGATAAAATGTAAATAAACTTTTTAAAAAAGTACTACTATATTATTAAAATGCAGTGATAGCATATGTTAATGTATTCAGCGTCCAGTTGGAGAATCCTGTTCAAATCAGGTCACTTGCTCAAATCTAATAATATAGTTAGATTAATTTATTATTAAATATATGAGTTATGATAATTATTTTAATCATTATTTTTATGATGATGATTATGATGATGAGAAAATTGAAAAATTATATCAACTACGTCATCAAATTAATGTTTTTGGATTTAATGCTATTGTTAAAAAATTAAGAGTCAAACGAGATAGATTAATAATATTATATGAATCTAATATTCATGGTTCCAATAATGTATCTGATTTATTATATATAAATGATCATGATTTTAAAAATAGAATTAATATTCTTAAAGATGAAGCAAATAAACTAATTAAATCTAAAGAATTTACTAACATAAAAAATAATGAACTGGTTCAACAATTGAAATATAATAGAGATAATTTCTGTAATATTGGAACGAATAAAATCAAAAGGAGATTAAATAAAATATCAAAATATGATATTTTTGCAAAAGCAATTAGATTGTTATTAGAAATTGAAGATACTAATATTCAAGCTAAAAAATATCATGGTGAATATTCAAATAGAAATTATATTAAAAAATCTAAAATGATATCAGAATTGATAGAGTTATTTAAAACTAATAATTGGAAAGTTGGATATCACAATTCTGATAATAATATAAAATTTATAATATTTTTTGACCTACCTGGTTGTGAACAAATATCATTTCATAATAATAACAAATTTAATATAGATAAATATGAAAATAAGTGGGATGAAAAAATAAACTCAACATTACAAAAATTAGAAACTGTGATAATGAACAAATATCCAGAAATTATAATTTATAAAAATAAAAAAGAAGACTAAATAGTCTTCTTTTTTATTTTTATAAATTTAAATATTTTTTACACTTTTCTAAAGTATTAATTTTTTGACTCTTATATTCTGAATCCCATATAATTAGCATATCAAATCCATTTTTTTCTGCAATTTTTCTTTTTCTTTCATCTTTATTCCAAATTTCTTGAGCAGTCATATCTTTTATAAAAGGATGTGGAAAATCATTAGGTTCAAATATATTTGGATTTGCATGATATTGATCACCATTATATTCTATTATTTTTTTATTTTTTAAATCTACAAAATCATATAACCAAACTCCTCCATTTTCTTTTTCTAATCTATATTCTTGATTTTTTGTAGCAAAATATACCTGTTCTTTATTTTCAAACGTATAATATTCTAATATAAAATTAAAAAGAACTTGAGATATATTTGAATAACCATATTTTAAATTTCCGTTCTTTAATAATGAGTCTTGCCATTTATCTTGTCTCTCAGTATATATTCTCTTACCTTCAATTTCTCCATATTTTTGAATACATATTTCTAATGTAAATGTAGTTTGTCTTTTTTTTAATTTTAATAACGCATCTTCTTCAGAATATCCTTTATTAATCCAATAATCTAATCTAACTTCATATGTTTTTTTATCACAAACTTCTTTAATAAACAATTTTAAAGTTTTTTCTCTTTTTTTCTCAGTTAATTTTGAATATTTAATAAAATTATTAGAAAATGGAGATCTCGACTTTCTCTGTTCTAATGTAGTATTCAATTTACTATTTGGATTTTTATCTCCTTTTATTTTTTCAGAAAACATAATTTTATATTTTTCTTCTTTCATATGTTTTCCACTATTTTTTGATGTATTTTTATTATCACTTTCAGTATATAATGGTTCTCCAGGAAACATTTTTTTATATTCTTCAGATGTTATATTATGAGATTTTAGATGCCTACCATATATTCTTTTTGATTTAAACCCACAAACTTTACAAACTACAAATTCATCTTTTTCTTCTTTCATTTTTTATTTTTATATATAAATAAAACATGGTCGCTTTTAGACAAATAGGAAAACTTATGATAATATACATATTATCTTATATAATAATATTTTAATTTTTTCAATCAGAGTTAATTTTCTTTCTTTTTTTAATTCATTATAATATAATATTCCAATTGGAATATTTATAATTTTTCCATTAAATTCAATATTAGTTAAAGTACTGAAAGTCAGACACTTACCAGTTTGCCGGCTTGCCATTAGTATACTTCTTGGATTTTTTGTATAAAGGTCAATAATATCTTTTTGATAATCACGAAGAGTCATAGGACCAATTGATCCATCTTCTCTTTTTATTTGACAATAATGTTCAGCAAAATATTGAACATTTATTTTACATTTTATATATTCTTCAAATTCAAGTTCGGTCATAGCAAATGTTAAATTTGCTTTACGAATTCCTCTCATATTAGAGAACCAAAGTTTTTCGAATCTAGTTAAACGTTTACCTAAATTTTCTCTTGTTGTTATATCGTTAACAAGTTCAGTTGTTAATATAAAATCTTCGTTTTTTTGTTCAGCCATAATTCATAATTTTTTTTATTCATAAATAAATTCTATATTATATCCTTTTATAATAAAATCTAGTCGTAAAATATCTTGTAGAGTACCTTCATATAGATACAGATCGAAAGTATATCCTAATACTAATAATTCTGGTATATATGTTTGTATTTGTTCACCTATTATATTTTTCAGTGTACCTGTTGTAACGTTTGTTTGCCATAGGTAATATTCTAAATTTGATCCCATATCTTCATCTCCTAATACATCTCCTTTTTTAGTATATAGAATCATTTCTAATTTTTGAACTATAACTTCAACATCGTCGTCTTCTATAATTTTACCTGGAACGTATTTTGGATGACCAGGATATCTTATGACAAAATCTTTTACATCATTTAGAGCCATTTTTAAACCTTATTTTTATTATATATATAAAAAAATATATATTACAAATGGAAGAATCAAATTTCATATCTATAATAGATTATATAGGAAAAATAAATAATGGTGTGGCTGTATTATTATCAATGAAAGTTGTTGATAAAATATATGAATTTGGCTATTGGTTTGATAAAGAAGATGAATATTTATTATCTTGTGATGATAAATTTTTAATAGATTATAATCTTAATAATATATATGAATATAAAAATTATAAAAAATTAGCTTATTATATACACAATTTTGTATTGGATAATAAAGAAGAAATATTTAATGAATTTTTATCTGATTAATTATAAATTAAATTTTAATGTATCTTTTATTGTTTCAAATTCTAATATTTCTTCTTTTGTTAAATTTCTTGTTATATCATTTTCATCAATATACATTCCAAGTGAAGATGAATGATATCCGTCTTCATCAAAAAAATTTATCATATAATCCCATTCACCTTTTGATATATACTTATTAATCTTATATATTTGGCAAAAATTATTAATATCAGGGTATCCAACGACATAAACATAATCGCCAACATCATACATTAGTGTCTTTTTTTCAAATGTTTTTATATATTTCATAATAATTATCTATATGTGACTCCTTTCCATATTATGTTAACAGTACTAAATCCTGACGTTGCGGTAGGATCTTCTCCAAAATATATACCATTTCTATTTATCCAACCGCCTCTTAATACTACTAATTCGTTATTTCCTATAATAATATCACCTAGAATTGGATCTAATCCAATTACTTTTGATGCATCATATTGTGCTGTGCTATTATATGAAACAACTGTACTACTTCCAACAGATGCTGATGAATTTGAATTACCAACTATTGAACTAGAATAATTTGGTGTTGTGGGTGTATTACTACTGTTTGAACTTGTTGAATTTACATTATTTGTTGCTGTAGTTATATTTTGATATGCATTTGTAGACACATTTACAGAATTTGAATTTGATGTATATGTTGATTGTAATACACTTGTATTGGTTGATGATAATATAGATCCAGTTCTAATATAATCCTCATTATCTTTACTTATAAATTCTAAGTTTAAAGAATCTATACCATCTATATCTTTTAATTCTGTAATCAAATTTGCTTTTACAATTTTATCATATCTACTATATGATGCAAAATATGTTGATATTGTATCAAGAACTTGCTCTCTTATATTATCTTCTGATGTATCATCATATCTTATAATAAAAATATTCACTATATATTTTTTTATTATTGGATTTATAATATTAATTATAGAAGATATACTAAGTATTCCCTCCATTTTAAGATAGCTTATTATTCTATTTTTTTGATCTTGATCAAGATAAAAATAATCAAATGGAATATTAAAATAGTTAATATTTGAAGAAAAGTAATCTGTTATTCTTGGTATTAAATATAAATACATTTGGTTTATATTAATATCATCTACTGTATTTGAATTTAGATCAATTTTAATTGTATCTAATGTATTATAAGCATTTACTTTTGAAAACATATTTAATTTCATTAGATGATATATAAATTGATCAGGAGTAGCAAGAACAAAATTTCTTGATACATAAGGAATTATTGATCTTGTATATTCTATACTTTCACCATCACTTGCAAAAATTATATCTGTTTCTATATAAATATCAAACAAATTTCCAGCCTGTATAACATTACCATCACTATCATATATATCATCAATAAAAGTAAAATCATTAATATTATTGTTTAATATATTACCAGATAATCCATTTGTAGTTAAATATTTAACATCTATAACAGAGCCAATATCAGGAATACATCCATTATTTCCATTACCGAAATAAATATCTATTCCACCATTAAATCCAGTTCTTGTATAACAAGCATATTCATCTTGTAGCATATCATATAAATGATCTCTTATTTGTAAAGTTATTCCATTTAGTGATATTTGAAAATCAAAATTATCAATTGTTGAATTATTACTAACAACGACTTGAAACGATTGAGATAATGTACCATCTCCTGTGAATGTTTGGGTTTCATATTTTCCTTGAACCACATTAATAAAAAATTGGCATCCAGTTTTAAGAGTATAATAATTTCTATATGTTCCTGTTTTAATCGAATAATAAAGGCTGTTGGTATTATTTTTTAATTGAGTTTCATTATAAATTATAACTATTCCGCCTGATACCTGACTAACATCGACTCCTTGTTTAAGTTTAAATTTTAGAGTTCCTTTAGCTGATATTGCTCTTGATGGATTACAACCTGATATTCTTGCGATATTTCTAATAGTTCTAATAGTAACAGCTTGATCTATATCTAATTGTCTAACTGCATTTTTTACATATAGTATATTTTGAATAAATATCTCTTTAACCATAGTTAAAATTTGTCCGTATGGCGATGCAGAATTATAAAGAATGCTAGATTTTTTATAAGTTGCACTTATCCAATTATTTAACTGATTTGTTAAATTTGCATAATTCAATTCTATGCTATTGAATATTCTATTAAGTTTTGAAATTCTTGCCACTCTTTTTATATTTTTTTTTAATTATTTAATATATTTTTTTAAATTTTCTCCAATTGTTTCGACTAAATTTTTAAGATTATCTTCTTTATCTTCATATATTTTTTTAAATATTTCAAATTTAAAATTATATTCATCATCTACATTTTTTGTGATAGTTAAATCTACAATTTGATTATTACTTAATGATATTTCAAAATTAAAATATATAGATTTACAAGGCATTATAGATATTTTTTTATTATCAACATTAGTTACTGATATCTTAGAAATTTCATTATTATCAAACCACTTATTAATTAATGTCGCAGGTGATTTAATAAATTGTGATAAAATTTTAATATTTTCTCCAAATTTATTTTCTTTAAATATATTTTTTATTTTATTTTCAAAATCTTCTAAATCTGAAAATTCAATTCTAACATATTCACAATTAATATCATATAAATAAGTAAAATAATTTTTAGTTATTTTTGATTTTATATTATCAGTTGTAAATATTATTTTTGTATAAATGATATTAATATCATCATATAAAATTTTATTTATTGATATTACTAATCTTAATTCTTCTGAATTTAAAATTTTCTCATAAATTGTATCTACCGATAATACTTTTGTAGTATCAAATACGTTTTTTATTTTATTAACTAAATCTTCTATTGATATATTCATATGTTAAATTATTTTATATGTTATGTTATATCTATCTGCAAATGTAGAAGTATTCGTTCCATCTACTCTAAGTATAGTAACTTGTAATCCTCTATAATAACTAACTCTTGGCTGTCCTATGGATATATATCCGCATACAGAAGATTGTAATAAGCTTATTGTTATATTTATACCAACTTTATTCATTATTGTATATGCGCCACTATAATCTATTACATTACCAAATGTGTCTTTAAAATATAGATTTTGTACATATATAGTATTACCAGATTTAAACATATCTTCTGTTAATATTAATTCTACATATTCTCCTTCAACACATAATGTATTTCCTGTATATACATCAGTACAATTAACATATATATTTTCATTTAAATAAAAACTATCATCAAATACAGATTTTTCTGGTGTTAAATTTACATATTTTCCAGTTACTATATCTTTTGGTAAATCTGTATAAAAAATATTTATTTCTGATGATGTGTCATTATAATTAAACATCATATTAAAATATAATTTTTGAATATATTGAGCATATTTAGGCTCAATTAAAATATCCAATTTTTGTTTATTTTTAAGATCTTGATCTAACATAATAATAGCATTACCTCCTTTTGTGGATATATTATCATTTATAATATTTAATAACATATTACTAGTAAATGATGCTGAAATTGGATAAGATGCTCCTGTATTTGATAAGTTATAATTATAAACTTCTGATATACTAATATTTTCTATTTCATCATATTCAACAGTTATAACATTCATTTTTAATTTAGGATATATTCCAGAATAATCAACTGATATCGCAGTTGAATCAGAATCAACAAATTGATTAGTTGAATATAATGTTAAAAGATTTTGCATGTTAGACATTTGACTTTTTAAAGCATCTATATCTGTTTGTGAATAAATTAAACTTTTTATTTCTTGTATATCCAAATTCATTCTAACAAATTGATTTATAATATTAATAAAGTTTTCATTTACTTGATAAAATCGTTTCATCATTTCATTATACATATCAAATCCAAACATATTATAAATAGTTGTTGGATCATAAGTTAGCGGTTCAACATCATTATCTATATTGTAATTAATATTCAAATTAAACATATAAGATAATCCATCTTGAACTCCATTTGTAACTAATTTATTGTATGGTGTTATTTGTGTTGCGAAATTATCATCATCATTATCAGGATTATTTAAAAATTCAATACCATATAAATTAACATACGAGTTAATATTATTATTATTATCTTTTTCAACTAATTCATAATACCATAATATTGCATTAAATTCAAAATCTTTAGGTGCTTGTCCTTGAATTGATAATGAACTAAATTCATCAAAATTTTTACACTCCAATCCAGCGATATTCATTTTATAATAATGAGTTCTATCTACATCAAGAAAAACTCCATCAATATCATTAGAATTAAAATCTGTTAATTTTTCAATATAATCATCAGCATTTAATCCTGTATTATTAGTTAAATTTATACCATAATAATCACCTTGATATCTCATATTATCTCCATCTGAGCATATATATGTATTATCGGCAGTATCAAATTGTCCATAAAATGATCCAGGATAATCTTGAGGATTTGTTCTTATTATTGAATTTAAACTTTCAGCTCCAATAATTTCAGTCTGAATTTCATCTGATAGTATTGGTATTTCCAAATTAGGATAATAATTTGTATTACTTCTTATTCCAAATAAAATAGTAGGAGTCTCTCCTCCTTGATTTGGAATATATGCAGTTACTTCTTGACCAACTCTTGATGCAGTTTGTATATTAGTTATTTGATTAATTTCACCTACATATTCAATTAATTTATGATAATCTAAATCGAATACAGATCCTATAAGTGAAGTTTCACTTTGACCTTGAAAATTTGTATCTATCCATATATAAGTATTACCACTTGAAAATTCTATATATGCTATTTTATAAGAATAACCAAACGTTATTGCAGGTAAATTAGATATATCAGCAGAAATATTACTATTTAAAATAACTTTATCTCCAACTTTAAATTTTGCGGTTTGACCTGATATTGTGAATTTTGGAGTATGATATCCATCACTACCTTGATAATCATCTGTACTTTCTTCTACCCAAGTAGTGCTATAATCAATAATTTCTCTTTCTTTCCATAAATATTCACGAAAATAATCTGTATTATTAATAGTTGAATTATTAGTATTATCAAAATCAGTTAAATTTTTATCCCAATCGACTTTATGTACCGCTGGCTCAAAATCTATCATATTTAATTTTCTGACCCATTTCCAGAAAATTTCTTCAGTTGGTGTATATCTTTCAGCAATATTATAAAAATCAGTATTTGTATTTATTCTACTTTCATGTAAAACTGTATCATAATTCGCAACATAATTTCTCAAAGATTCAACTAATTGATCTGATAATAATGTAGGTTTTGATGTGTTTGGATCATCACAATAAAAAGGTGCATCACCTGAATTTGATTTTGGTATAAATTCCATAACACCATCATTCATACTATTATTTGATAATGTTTGCTTAGGAATATTTAATAATGCAAATTTTGTAAAATTTAAATTGTAATAATCATTATAATTTGCTAAATTTATATCTGAAGATGCAGAAGGAAATGCATAAAATGAAGTACCACGTGATTTAAGACTCTTATATAATGGAGTTGACATATTTTTTATTTTATTTTTATATATTAAATTTTAATATATCTGATAATTCATTATTTAATTTTTCTGAAATATCTTCATCATATTTAATTCTAATTAATTTAATATTATTATTAGAACAAAAATTCGTTTTTATATTATCATTTATTTTTGTATTTTTTAATTTTTTATCTCCACCAAAATAATCAATAGATTCATAATGTTGAATTCCGTCATATTCTATACATATTTTGTGTGTAGGTAGATAAAAATCAAATGATAATTTTAATTTATTAATACATTTTTCGAATTTTTCTTGTCTTCTAAAAAATATATTATTTTTTATTAAATATTTAAAAATTATATTTTCTCCTTTACTCTCTTTACAATATGGACATCCTCTTTTATTACAATTTATATGAT